CATGGACATGAACCTGCCATTGTTAACAATATGCGTGTTCGTAGATTAACTCCTATGGAATGCGAAAGGCTTCAAGGCTTTCCTGATAATTATACTAATACACCTACATCAAGCGATACCACAAGATATAAAGCTTTAGGCAATTCAATGGCAGTTCCTGTAATGAAATGGATTGGTCAAAGAATTAATTATGTTAACGGATTGTGAATATTGTAATGAAAATCGTGGTCGTTTTAATTTTAATAATGAGTGTTGTTGGGTGCGCTGGCTACGACGTGCTTATAAACCACACGCCAGGTCAATGCTTGAACGATACGAAAAGAAACATGGTCGAGCAGAGATGTTAGAGTTAATTAGAAAGGTAAAACATGAAACGATTTAGTGTAATCATTGAAGTTGAATTGGATGACAAAAAATATAGCGAAGTTGAATCATGGGGTGTAGAGCCTTCTGATTATGTCAACTCTGTTATAACAGATCATGCCAGGGATAGAGGATTTCTTATGAAAACTTCTGTAACCGAAGTAGAAAAAAGTCTATACAATAGATTAAGAATTGCAGCAGATGACTTTATTGGCAAAGATGCAATAGCCGATATTGAAGAAGCTGCATTAGCTAACGCTAGATGTATTGGCGGAAACTGCGAGGACTAATGTTTAATTATGTAGTGATTGATGACTTTAATGAAGCGATAAGAAAATTTAGAACAAAGCATGAAGCTTTGTTTTATATTTTAAATAAACCTAATCACATCATTAAACGATTACCAAAACAGCCTAAAGAAAATGTATTTGATTTAATTAAAGCTGAACCATTATTTTAGGAGGAAATATGGCGCATGAAGCAGGCAAAGGTGATACATACAGATCAGTAGATCAAAAAAAGTTTGATGAGAACTTTGAAAAAATTTTCGGTCAACGAGTTAAGAATCAAAAATTATCTGAAGCTGATATGTATGAGTATGAGTTGGATAAATCTACAGGGGAGGTTATTCGTGTTACTAAATAACTTTTATGGAGTGAAATTGCCTATTACCACAAAAGATATTGAATTCATAGAAAGACGCAACATAAGAGTTCAATTTCTTAAAAGACAATTAGGCAATAAATATGTATTATTTAATTTAACCACAAAGGAAAATAAAAATGGCTAGTAAAAAATTAATGGATTTGGCAGTAAAGACAGGTGAATATACAAACAAAGAAGGTGCAGTAAAAGGCACTTATGAAAATATTGGCGCAGTTATGGAATCAGATGGCCGTAAATATATTTTATTGAATAGAACATTTAACCCAGCAGGTTTACCTAATCCTGATAATAGAAGCACAATTATTGTTTCATTGTTTGAACCGAGAGGCAAAGAATCTGCACCTGCGCCTAAAACAAACTTTGATGACATGGAATCAGACATTCCGTTCTAACATGGATGAGTTTGACAGAGCCAGCGAGCTAGAAGAACAATATCGTAATGCTGCAATAAAGCACGTTAGAGATAATGACATGAATTACAAGCACGTTGGCGTTTGTCTAAATTGTGGAGCTAAATCTAAAAAAAGATTTTGTAATTTAGATTGTCGTGATGATTATGAGAAAAGGACAAAATGAGAACAGAATACCTAGCTAAAACTATTCGTCTTGTAGGAAAACTTCAAATAGACACAGCAGTAAACGCAATACAAAATGCACCGATTGATTTAGATAAACCATTAGAAGTTGTTATTCGTGAAGAACAAAAATCAAGATCATTAAATGCAAATGCTTTAATGTGGGCTGGCCCATTAAATGACATTGCTCAACAAGCATGGGTGCATGGCAGACAATATTCAGCTTTAATATGGCACGAATACTTTAAAGAAAAATTCTTACCTGACTTTCCTGATTCTAAATTAGTTAAAGAAGGATATAGAAAATACGAAGAAACTCCTGACGGCAGACGTGTATTAGTTGGATCAACTTCCAAGCTTACTAAATTAGGTTTTAGTAATTACATGGAACAAATATATGCTTATGGTGCAGATTTAGGAGTAAGATTTCGTGAAGCCAATCAAACAGAAGAAGTGTAAAATATGTAAAGCATACTTTACACCCTTAAAACCGCTTCAGTTAGTGTGCCAATGGAAGTGTGCAATTGAATTTGCAAAGAATCAAAAAATTAAAACCGTCAAAAAAGAAGTAAAAGAAGCTAAATTAAAATTAAAAAGCCGATCCGATTGGTTAAAAGAAACTCAAGTAGTATTTAATAAATATATAAGATTAAGGGATCAGAATGACGGTTGTATTAGTTGTGGGTCAACAAGTGCCTCATCATATCATGCAGGCCATTACCGAAGCATTGGAAGTGCAGGACACCTTCGATTTAACGAGCATAACTGCCACAGACAATGCGCAGCCTGTAACACCCATTTATCTGGTAACCTCATCCAATACAGACTCGGACTTATTAGAAAAATTGGAATACAGTTTGTTGAAACACTCGAATCTGATAATGCGACAGTAAAGTGGTCAATAGACGAAATAAAGATACTCAAAGCTCAATTTTCTGCTAAAATAAAAGCTCACGAAGCGAATAAATCGTGAAAATTTAGCTAAATTTAGATTAAAAGGAACTCAAAATGGGTATGAAAGACGCAGAAAAATATACACCAGGTGTATCAGGTGAGAAAATGCCTAAAGGCGTTCTTGCTTCTGACACTTCAGGTGAAAAGAAAGTTGCAGTAAAAGGCGGTGTTGGTATGGGTAAGGCTGATGGACTTGGCTTACGCGAAGCTTCACACGCTGGTAAATACGATGGTCGTTTAGGTGAATTAAAAGGTGGCGCTAAAGAACACGAGTGCTATTCACACAAACGCGTAGAACACGAACAAGACAGTATGTAATAAAACGAAATCCCAACCAGCCCTAGCCTGATTGGGAGTTTCTAACCAAATATTAATGGAGGTAATAAGTGGCTGTATTAAATTCTAAAGAAGTTTGCAAGTCTTGTAAATTCTTTTCTTTTGGCGATGTATTAGGAATGTGTCATCGCTATCCTCAATCTTTAAATAAACACGAGAATAATTGGTGCGGTGAATACATCGAAGATCAATCACGCATAACCATTGAATTTGTTAAACATGAGATCAAACTTGATATGAAATCAGATCAAGAATCAAAAGCGAAAGGCAAAAAGAAATGATTAGACCCTTTGCAGACAAGATTTTAGTAAAACCATTAGAGCGTGAAGATAAGTCAGCAATACCTGGCTTTGTTTACGCTGAAGAATACAATACAGGCGTTGTAGTAGCAGTTGGCCCTGGTAAAAAGATTAAAGAAGGTAAATATGATATTATGCCTGTATCTGTAGGTGACCGAATTAGATTTGGCACTATGGGTAAAGACGAATATCTTAAATTTCAACCTGTCATGGATAATGGTGAGAAATATCTCATTATGTCATGGCAAGATGTAGCGTTTATAGAGGAAAAGGAATAAAATTATGCCACTAAAAAAATCAACAAGCCCTAAAGCGTTTAAAGAAAACATTAAGGCTGAAGTAAAAGCAGGAAAACCTATTAAGCAGGCAGTTGCAATCGCCTACAGCGAGAAGCGTGAAGCATCTAAAAGTAAGAAAAAGTAATAGTTATTTAAATAATTAAATCAAAAAAAGTGATATATATTACACATTTTAACCAAGGAGCAAATCATGGCCATTAAGTTGGAACTTGAAATCAAAGAAGCAGAATTAGTATTAGCAGGTGTTTATAAACTTCCTATGGAAATTGCAGAACCTTTAGTAGCTAAAATCAAAGGTCAAGCATTACCACAAGTGCAAGAACAATCTACTCCTGTAGAAGTTACTCCAGCAGAACCATTGCCTGAAGAACCACAGGTATAATGCAAATCGAAAAGAGGTTGCTATCGGACTTAATTCCGTATATCAACAACTCTAGGAAACATTCAGACGATCAAGTTACTCAAATAGCGGCTTCGATTAAAGAGTTTGGATGGACTAATCCTATATTAGTTGATGGTGATAACGGAATTATTGCAGGTCATGGTCGTATTATGGCGGCTAAAAAGCTAGGCATGACTGAAGTGCCTGTCATTGAATTAGCACATCTATCAAAAGAACAACGCAAAGCATTAATCATTGCAGACAATAAACTAGCATTAAACTCCGATTGGGATACAAACCTATTAGCTATTGAGTTAAAAGACTTACAAGATTTAGGCTTTGACTTAAATTTAACAGGGTTTGATGGAATGGAACTAGCTAGTCTATTAAAGCCTGAACAAGTTGATGGCCTAACCGATGAAGATTCTGTTCCTGAAG